TGCCTAATGTGCGTTGATAAGCTAATTCTTTCTCCGCATCGGTAGCATCAACCTCAGCGATATGCAATGGCTTGTTAGCAGCCAGAGACATTAAGGATAACGCAGTCTTCCGCACAGACTCTTCTAAAAACATTAGACCAATGTTGTGCGATGTTGTCGTAAGAAGACGAAAGATAACTTCACGAAGGAATTGTGACTTGCCTAGACCACTACCAGCAGTCACTACCACAAGCTCCTGTCCACGGATACCACCAGTGAGGTCATTAAGACCACCATAAGGATAATCTGCTATTGACTTCTCCAATGGAGCCATCACCAGGTCTAGCAGATCAGTGCCTTTAACGATGCCATCAGGCACATATGGCTCTGCCTTCCACCATAATGACACAAACGCTTGTGACTGGTTAGCCTTGAGGTAGTCGCAGGCATCCTTATGATCAGGATTATGCTTGAAGATCTTAGCCTTGTTACCGAATAGCTCAGCAACGGCCTTAGAAGCCTTCAGGCCAGGCTCATCAGCATCGAAACATATGACGATAGTCTCAAAGGCATCAAGGTACTCAAACGCCTGTTTACAGTCTTTTAGCGCACCTGCCGCACCACTACGAATAGACAAGACAGGATACTTACTACCAAGCATCTGATACGCTGCCAATGCGTCTAGTTCACCTTCAACAATGGTAACGGCCTTCGCTGCCTTAGAACTAAAGCGATCCTGCCCAAATAAGGAAACATCAGGCTTACCGTGCCATGCGAATGTCTTATCCTTGACTGTACGAACCTTAAAGCCTGTACCGTAAGGATAGTAGTGCTTGTCATCAGTGACAGTCACGCCATAGGCCTTTACCGTCTCTAGAGTGATATTCCTGCTAGGGATTGCCTGGAATATGCCTCTAGAAGGCTCTAAAACGCTCTTAGAGGCCTTCATAGCCTTCGGTACTAGTGTAGGTATCTCCAACACCTTAGCAGAGGCTTGTAGAGGCTCTACGAAGGTTTCACAGTTAAAGCAATACTGGTGACCATCATCGTACAGACTGTTAGCGTCAGAACTACCGCAGACATCGCAGGCAATATGCTTAATAAATCTACTTTGTAATTGTGTAGTAGCCATCTTCAGCCTTTCGTGCCGTAAGCACAGACAATGCGGTTTCAATGTCCTCATAGTTTACTTTGTCTTTGTTGCGTAGACAACGCGACATTGACCTGAGGATGTAGACAAGATCAACCTGCTTAGCCTCGATCAGTTCCACCAGATCAGCGACAGCGTAGATGAAGACACGCTCTGATCTATTCTCTGGCATATCTTTGTAATTCATTGTTTACCTTTCACACTGTTAGCAATGATAGCGCTATTAGCGCTATAAGCACTATCATTAAAAGAATATATATTATTTATTACTTTCAACGCTGATAGCACTATTAGCACTATCATTGTTATTATTACTAGTAATGTTATTACATTAGCAAGAACTATGCCAAGTATCTTATTCATCATGTTAGCGTTCACTCCAATAGTCGCTATCATCGAAGACATCATTGTCGATAAGATCGCTGCCGTCTTCGATGCTATCGTCTTCGCTATCGTCTAACAATGATGGATTGCCGACAGCAAGACAATCGCTTTTGATGTCTCTGAAGCAAGAACTGCACATGTTAATGTAATCACCGGTGATGATACTCTTCCGGCTTGTCTCATAGTCTGTTAGACCAGCATCGCAGGCAATGCATCTCATAGTTAAACCCTCCCGTAAATAGTATTATGTGCAGCATCCCATACTAAATCTTTATCCTCGTTGATCGCGTCTAGTTCGTCTTCGGTCAATAGTTCACCAGTATCCTCCCACATAGCACTGGTAATAAACGCATCGCAAAAGTCGGGATAGTCCCTCGTGTCTATGTCGTCAACTTCGATGTAAATTACTTTTCTACCATTGAAAATATACATTGTATCATCCTTTCGGTATCCTATAACCATTATCAGAGACATAAGCGGCCCATGCGTCAACTTTAAAACTATAGTCTGCATTCATGCGATCCAATAGCGTAGACTCTACAGGCGATCCATCACCATAGACTGCCTCAAGTATCAGCTTAGGATTATCCGCAGGATCATTCCATCGTACTGTCTGAGTGTCTATCCTGGTGATTTCATAGTCCCAACCATCGGTGAATTGCAACAGTATGCTAAAGTCTTCCATAAAACCTCCAGTAAGACCTCTAAAAGCCTCTATAAGCGGTTTCTACGGCCTTGCCTATACCTACCCCTAGGCAAACATAGACAAGGCGTTATAGCCTCATTTAGCGCGTACTGCGCCAATGATGCCGTAGATCAGCGACACAATGAAACCTGCCGATAGTATGATCGCCTGAGCTGCGCTAAAGATATGGTAGACATTGATAAACACAAGCGCAAGCGCAGACATCAGGAATACTACCATAGACATCAGTTTATAAACGATAAGCATTGTTTTCTCCTAGATTGAATTGTAGGACTAAAGACTATAGCCCCAGTAGAACACCACCAGCCAACAGCAGCCAGATTATGCCATAAAAGCCGATAGCACAGAACAGACAGAACAGCACAGACCAGATCGGATGAGACATGGCAGAGTCTACGAAATCATCGATAGGGTCGTGATAGTGTTTATTGTTGCGTTGCATTGTTATTCTCCTCTAAGCATTCTTGCATATTTAGCCAACAGAGGGCCTCTAAAAAAATCATGTCGCATACAAACGAGTTTTTAGTCATCCACTCCACGGCCTTATCGAACACCGTTTCGTTTTCCGCCCTTTGTCTTAGCAAGTAAAACTCGGTTGCTGATTTTTCGATAGACTCGACAAACGTTATTTTCATGGTCTATGCTCCTTTACAAAGGTAAGCGAAGGTTTTCATACGCACACCTCCCATTGATCACCGGCCCAAGTCCCACCTTGATATTCTGGATGCTTCTCCACGGCTCGACAGAATGCGGCAATGTCCTCGTCATTAGCGCCGCAGCCATCGTTGTTGATCCACTCCCCAGACCAGGACAACGAAAGATATTCGCCTGGGTTCTCTGGGTCCTCAACTGAAAACCCAGCCGACTCATATAAAAAATAATCAGGGTCACAATGAAACTTAAAGAGCTTGGCGTCAGTATATCCACCTCTCACATCGCACCCACCGTGCACTTGCAACAAAAGATAGTCTTCACCATCTTTAGTTAGTTTTTGCCCTTGAACCACCTGGGTGAAGTTGGCCGACCAATTATAAGAGTTGAAACTATCGCCAACTGGCTCGAAGCCCATTCTCTCAAGCCATCTCTGGCCGTCTCGACTGACCCCATAAAAGTCCGATCCCCAGTCCTCAACTGGCCTAGCGTTGAACTTGTGACAGAACCTGTCGAGGTCTAGAGCGTCTCTCAGGTGGTGGAAGAGTGACAGCGTAAAGCTGACATCCCAGTCTTCTTGGCGGTCCTCTGTGGCCTCCCTATGCCAGATCTCAAGCCATGCGGAAGGCTCTTTAATGAAATCCTGCGCACCCTTTCCCTGGTTTCTTTCCCAGTTGCGACCATAGGCCCCGCCTGAGTCGAGGAAATGTCTACCCGTGTTTTCAGTGAACATTGAAAAAAGTAATTCGTCTAATTCTTTCATGGTCTTAATCTCCTAAGCATAGGACCGAAACGTTTTCGACCCTCTCATAAGGTATATGTAAGAAAACCATGCCACAATGTTTATAGGGTCATTTAAGTGGTTGATTTCATTGGATACTGGGGTTACCTAGAGGAAACCCTTAGAGACAGCCACAAGCCATTTCAGACGATGATGCTAAGTTAGTGACCACTATTGGCATAGTTTATGCTAGAACTGAGACAGATTATCCAGGTCTATATTATGTCTATAGTGGTGTCTATAGTGGTCCCACTGCAACTTTCATGCCAACATTACAGTCAACAATACATTATACAATTTTATATAATATCTTTTCTGTAACTGTATCGGATGTATCACTAACCGCCCCAGTGTGTACTCACTAACATTACTAGATATAGTAGTAAATGCTTACTAACACTACTAGATGTAGTAGTCAGTGCTCACTAACATGACCGGGGGAGGGGGTGGTGATGGCTGTGATAATTTTGTTGAACCTTCCTAACTATACAAAAAAGAAAAAAGTAGTATTAATTGAGGATAAATAGCGCTAGGCTATGATAGGCTATATTGTTGATAATAAATAATAATGATCTATAACGGTGTAATATCGGAATCTGCGCTATGCGAAGGACATCATAGCCTGTGCAATGCGAAGGCCAGCACTACCTATGAAAATAAAACTTGACAAAACGCTAAAAATATGCTACAATATTCTCTATTAAAAGGCATGATATAGATCAGCACCGGTTTTAAGATGTTATCGAACACCTGAGTTGATGTTATTGAAGATGATTCTTCGAATCATGGACTTTCAGTCCCATCAGCGGATAGTTAATAATTACTAACTAAAGTAATAAGACTTTAAGGGGACAGTGCTAACTATATAGAGTAATATGTCTTCACTAAAAACCTTTCGTCATAGAAAGATAATTTAAAGAATGAAAACTGATAACACTGATGTCTCTTCTGTCGAGACTGTTAGCCCTGTCTCTGAACCTGGGCAGACTGTCTTAAAGAAAAAAGGTGGTAGGCCTAAGAAAGCAGAGATCCAGGCCAAGTTAAAACCAGGCAAGGTTGGTCGTCCTGCTGGCGACTATCAGAAAGCCAGAGAACTATGCGCTAGGATGCTTGTATCTGAAGGCGATAGGATGTTAAGGACTTTGATTGAGATGGCTCTTAAAGACGGTCATCCAAACCAGATGGCTGCATTAAAGATGTGTCTGGATAGGTCTTTACCTATTTCGTATTTTGAGAGTAAAGATGGTAACGGTGGTCAGAACGGTATTGTAATTAACATTTCTGGTTTAACTCCTTCTAACATAAATGGGGATGGTAACAGCAAAACCATCGACATTACGACAGATGTGGTGGAAAAATAGATGGAACTAAACTTTGAACTGTTAAAATGGCAACAACAAGTCTTTCAAGACGACACACGATTTAAAGTAATTGTTGCTGGTCGTCGTACTGGAAAGTCTAGACTAGCTGCTATTACTTTGATCATAGAAGCATTGAACTGTCCTCCTGGATCTGCTGTGATGTATGTAGCACCGACACTAGGACAGGCTAGAACAATTATGTGGGATCTGTTGCTGGACTTAGCCAGACCAGTTATAAAGAACCAGCATATAAATAATCTTGAGTTAACTTTGATGAATGATAGAAAGATCATTCTCAGGGGAGCGGATAACCCCGATGGTCTTCGTGGTGTCAGTTTAACATATCTTGTAATGGACGAGTTTGCCTTTATTAAGATGGAGATTTGGGAAAAGGTTTTACGAGCAGCGCTGTCGGATAAAAAAGGTAAGGCGATGTTTATTTCTACGCCTTCTGGTCGCAACCATTTCTATGATCTGTACAAACTAGGAATGAGCGGGGTAGACGAAGAATGGAAAAGTTGGTTGTTTAAAACCATCGATAACGAAACAATTGACCCAAAAGAAATAGAAGCTGCTAAAAGAACACTGTCTAGCTTTGCATTTAAACAAGAGTATCTTGCATCGTTTGATAACCAAGGTTCTGATCTTTTTAAAGAAGAATGGTTAAAGTATGGCCCAGAGCCAACCAACGGTTCTTATTATATTGCTATTGACCTTGCTGGCTTTAAAGAGATTAGAAACGCTACATCGGCAGCAGATAAAAGATTAGACCAAACAGCAATAGCGATTGTAAAAGTAAATGATAACAACGAGTGGTGGGTAAAAGACATAAAGTTGTTTAGAAAAGATGTCGAAGCCACTGCGTTAGAAATCATTAAGATTGTACAAGAACACACACCAATTGCTGTTGGTATTGAAAAAGGAATGGCAAGACAGGCTGTAATGCCTTATCTAGAAACACTGATGAGGCGGTATAATTGTTACTTCCATGTAGAAGAACTTACTCACGGTAATCAACGCAAGGTAGATAGGATTGTCTGGTCTTTGCAAGGACAGATGGAACATGGTAGAATAGTGCTTAATACTGATGTGGATTGGTCTGAGTTTATTGATCAACTGTTAATGTTTCCAAGTCCACAAACACACGATGATGGCCCAGACGCTCTTGCTTATATTGCTCAGATGACTACCAATGTTGCTTCCGATGATTTTGAAGAAGAATCCTGGCAGCCTATGGACGCTATAGTGGGCTACTAGCATGGATATTGTTTCTCGTAAAGAAGCTAAACAAAAAGGCCTAACTAGGTATTTTAACGGTGTTCCTTGTCCTAAAGGACATATTACCGAAAAACTCGTTTCTAACTACACTTGTGTTAAGTGTACTAAAGAAAAAGCATTATTATGGGAAGAACAAAATAAAGAGCGCTCTAGAAATCATAAAAATAGTTGGGTTAGGAGAAACTCAAGCAAAGTGTTAGCGACTACTAGAAAATACCAAGCTAACAAGAAACAACGTATTCCTAATTGGGTTTCAAAAGAAGACCTTTGGTTGTTAAAAGAAGCATATGATCTTTGTAAATTAAGATCTGAAATGACAAACATAAAACACAATGTTGATCATATAGTACCTTTGCAAGGAGAAACAGTAAGTGGTTTTCATTGTATAGAAAATATTCAAATAATTCCTCAAGTAGATAATTTTAGAAAAAACAATCGCTGGGATTGGGATCAACAAAAATAGGACATAATAATGGCAAATACAACTTCGGCATTAGCAGATTGGGTATTAGGTAGGTGCGAATCTTGGAGAGCGCATAAAGAGGGTAACTACCTGGAAGAGTGGGATCGCTATGAGCGCCTATGGCGTGGTATCTGGGATGGCGCTGACTCCACCAGAGACACTGAGCGCTCTAAGATAGTGACACCGATGCTTCAGCAAGCCATCGAAACCTTCTCTGCTGAGATTGATGAAGCCATCTTTGGTCGTGGTGAGAAGTTCT